ACCTTAATAGTACCTAATTTCTGTTGTTTTATATACTTATGAGCCAGAGTCTTTTGCATTTTCCATGCCTCTAACTCCCATGGATAGCATCTACCATCGCTATATACTTTGTTGAACCACAATGTTCTAGGAAAGTCTTCCTTTAGTTCTTTCCTAGCATATTGTTTTACATGTACCATCTCATGACAGACGGTTACAATAAGATCATATATCTTTTGTTTGCTGTCTATATCTATTTGAAATTCGTTGCCGTCAACATGTAGACATTGACCCATTACATTTTCAGTTGCTTCGTAATTGCCTAGGGTTACATAAATGTCTAATGTTCTATGCCTAGGGAGCATTTCATCTACACAAAAGGTCATAACATCTAAAACTCTTTCCCTTTGTGCCTTAAAACCCCCTGTAACATTTATCAAGTTACTTGGGTGCATAGGTTAAACTCCTGATTGGAATTGTTTGTCTAGATTCTCGTATTGTAGGGCTGTTGCTAGTTTGCTACCCATATTGTCTTCACAAAGAGCTGTTACTAATGCTGCTAATTCTTGTGCAGTCATCCTACGAATCTCTTCTGCTACTCTTTTAGGACGGGTTACTTCTTTGGTATTCATATACTAGTTCCTCTCCTTGTAATTTCTTACCCATCATAATTTTCTCGCCAGTCTTCATGATAGTTCTTTCTATACTGCCATCATTGTATTGAATATCCATTACAGGTCCTTCATCAGTATCTGCTGGTCTATCATCATACCACATAGATTTTAATTGATGTGAATGTAGACATTTAACACCATCAGCCCATTCTTCAGCTGCTTGTCTTTGCCTTACCATTTCAACTCTCTCGTCATATTGTGTCATACCTTTACCTCATTTACTTTACATATGATAGCAGAAAGAGGACCAACAGTCAACTACATTTAGCGCTTTTGGTCCTCTTGGTTTTTATGATTATTCGGACTTTAGAAGTGTCCAAAGACCATAAGCCAATGCTGGCCATGCTAATAGTTTAACGATTGGTGCTGCTAATAATACTAATAATGATACACCTATAATCGTTGCTCCGTCCCATGATGTTCTTTCGCCTAAGCGAGCTTTAATGTAATCTAACATATAGTTCTCCTTTAGTCAGTTTCTCTGGGGATAATGGACCAGCGTCCAAAAAGGACTACTGAATAATATGAAGCGTATGCTTTCCAAGTAGCAACCTTTGGGTCACTCTCTTTCATTGCTTCCAAGAATACTTTATCTGCAATTCTTTTACATTGCTTAGATAGTTTCTTGCTTTCTTCAGTTTCGCTAGATCCTCCAGAGCCAACATGATAACCATTTGATTCACGATACTCTCTAATTTTAGAGTATAACTCGTCGTGAATAACTGCTGATCTAGCAATATCAAATGGTGCTATAAAAGCCCATGCTAATCTAGGAACTGAAGCCAAGTCAGTTTTAAAACCTTTTGGGGCAGTAATCTTTCCTGCCTTTGTAACCTTAACACCTATCTTTTTAAGTGCTTTCTTATCCTTTTCGTCTAGTTTATCACTATCAAAAATAAGAGAAGCCTGTAGCTCCCACCTTTTAGGTGGTGTAAACTTAGCGTCAAGTAGTTTATTAAATTTAGACATTATATTCTCCTAATACATACTGTTCTATTCTTATTTATAAATAGTAATAGGTTTAGGTTGACAAATAGTTAACCAAAGTGCATACTTAGCACAAATAGGAGAAATATATGGCAGAATTAGGACAACCATTAACACTAAAGTCAGTTAGAGGACCAAGTGGTGTAGGTTATACTAACAATATAGCTTCTATGATGCAGTCAGGCGATATCATCAATATCCGTGTTAATAATACTAAAACAATTAAAGATATAAAACCTAGCAAAATTACAGTAGGTAATAAAACATTTACAAAGAATAGTGTTACTGGACCTAAACTACTAGCAGCAATAAAAGAACATAATGATACTAAAGATGTGTACTTTGTAGCAAGCGGTGGTAATCATAATTTGTTCGGTGTTAATGGTATCGTAAAAGGTACCTTAATGGTAGATGACAAGACAATGACACCAAAGGAGAAAAAAGAAAGTAAGCCAGATTATCCTCTTAAGTTTAATAGAGGTGGTATTAATGAAGGTATTACTGGTGCTGCTTTATTTCTTAGATTCCAAAATAAAAATAGAGCTGACATAACAGAAACAGAATTATTTGAATGTGTCATGAAACAAATGAAACCTAAGGGTGCAGGTGGTAAATTATTAGCACCAGGCGAAAACAAGGGAGTTAAAGAAGCTCAAAAGAAAAAATGGAAAGGTAAGTGGGCAGGTAAAGATGATATCCATTGGGTATGGGGACTAAAATCAGAAGACGCAACATCAATGTACGATCCAGATATGTGGGAGTTCTGGAAAGGTAAAGCACATCCTAAATGGGGTAACAAGCCAGAAAATTCAGACATGATAGCAGGTGCCCTTGCTTATGTAAACGGTTTGGGTAGTAATAAACCTAGGCCTTGGGCAGACGCTATGTATGATAATGGTATATACAATAAAGTCGTAATAAATGCTGAAGGTGAAACAGGACAGACACTAACAAAAGTAGATATAAGAGTATCAGTTAACAATCACGATGGTGTTATGGAAGAAGTAGATATATTAAGAATATCAGCTAAGTTCGCTGCTGTAGGACAGTTTGGACAATACTCTAAGAAAAATTTATGGTCAACAACAGCAGAAATATTTGATGACTGGTTTGGTATTAAGAAACCTATATTTACACAAGAGAAATGGGATCAGGAATTAATATCATTAGACCAAGGATTTGATACTGCTGTTGCAATAAGAAGTATGTGGGCGGAAGAGTGTGGTGTAGTATATGATAGAGACTCTAGAAGTTTTGTAGGTAAGAGCGATGTTAATAATTTAACAAAAGCATTGCAAACCCCATCTGGAGCAAAAGCTTTTAAGAATATATTGTGGAGAAATCTATCTCAAGGTAAAGATTCAACAGAACAGGAAGATGGTGTAACTCTTGTAGATAATGTTAAAGGCGATTCCCAAATTTACGCTTTAGATGACTTAAAATTAGAAGAAGTATTTAAAGATGTAGATTTAAAAGCTAACATTAAAGTAAGTCGGGCCAGAGATGCAACCAAACAAGACTTATTAGATGTTAGAATAGATATGCAACACCCTGACAATCCAGCAAAAAGATTAGAAGTTTCAACTATTCGTGTTAAAAGAGGGGAATCTCTAAAAGATGGCCCATTCTATAGAACTATATTTGAGAAAAAGAAAGGCCTGACAGAGGCAATAGCTGCTAAAGCTAGTACTCAAGAAGCTCCTGTACAAGGCCAATTAAAAGCGTTAGGATTCACACCAAAATAATGTCAAAAGCTTCGTTATTCTTTCTATTTAATCACAAAGACGAATTATATATCGTCGACAACAATCATGTACAAGATGTTCCAAAGCCTCGTGAACTGATAAGACGGTTCTCTACTATTGAACAAATAAGAGAGCATGCACTACATCTAGGTTTACCTATTGCTAACGACACAGCACGAGAGAGAACTAAACACCACACACCTGAAGGTATAGAAAGAATAAGACAAGCAAAACTAGGTAAGAATCATCCTGCTGTTAAGAATGGTAGAGGCCCAGAGTTTAGAGAGAAAGTATCTAAAACAATGACAGGCACAAGAGGTGGTGAGAATAATCCTATGTATGGTAGGACTCATAGTAAAGATACTCGTATAAAAATGTCTTATGCTTCTAACTTTAAGGTTAAGCGTCGTTGGTGTGTATCTCCTGAAGGTGTAACTACAACGATACCTGTTACTCAACCACTACCTGAAGGTTACCAATGGGGCAGGTTCTACGATCCTTACAAACCAGATCCTGAAAGACTACCCGATTAAATCCTCATATAAATCTGGAAACACATCTTTAAGAGTAACATCTTTCTTTAACCATTTCTCTATTTGATTGTGGTATGCTATAGTTATATCTGTATGTCTTGGTTTGTTTAATGTAGGTAACAATCCTTCTCTATAAGCATGTATCTCTGGTATATCTCTCTTAGCTAATACTTTGTCTAACTCGTCTAATGCCTTACGCTTTATTGTAGGACTTTGTAAAGTTATATCTAATTGGTGTGGGTGTACTAAACCTGTCCACATAACATCACTAAAATAAGGAGAGTCGTAAATATAATCACAATACTCTTCTAAATATAATGCTGGATATACACAATAGGTAGGGAACACCAATAATGGTCTGCCTGTTTGTTCATATATGTATTTTATATTAGATTCAAATGTATTCCAGTCTGCTCCATTTCTCACATATTCAAATCGTTTACCTAATGCTTCAAAACTTACTTGCCATTGCACATTGTCTAGTGTCAATAACTTCTGTGCTATCTTATTAGTTTCTATAGGTACTGAAAGATTACTTAATACATTATATTTAATATCAGGGAATGTCTCTGCTAGTTTTAGATTAGGTTTAAGTAATAGAGGCTCGCCTCCTAATAGATTAGCTTGCTTATAAGTCTCCCTGTGTTCTTCTAAATAATCTATTAACTGCTCGGGTGCGTCCTTTCGTTGTTTCCATTGTGTATTGTTTTTAGCATTAGCCCATTGAGAAGAGAAATGACTATCACAATATGTACAGGATAGATTACAAGTGTTACTCCATCTAATATCTGTATCTTTTAATTTAAAATAGTCTTTATGAATCACATCTTTCATGCTATCATATCTCTGTAGGTTAGGACCATTTCTTTGAGACACCATACCTTTAGACTCTGCTAGTTTACAGTCAAGACATGCTGAATGCCACTTGCCTTCAGTAATAGACTTTCGTATATCTGTAGCGAGATCGCCTTCCATTATCTCTTTTAAAGAGTTGTCTTTTATATTACCAAGAGGAACTTTAAGAGAACAGCAAGGTTTAACATTACCGCTAGTTTCTAGGAATAAGGATTCAAAAGGATAATTACAAAATGTCTCTTTATTTGCCATTATAAGTTAGATACTTGGCCAGTTAATTCATATACATTACCGCCAGTCACATCAGGTAGCATCTTTATAATAGCATCTGCAGTTGTTTGCCAATTGGATTTAACTAGATGTCCTGGCTCTACACCAAAATAGACATGGCCAAAATGTTTTCTACCTGCCTCTTTGTGATTTAAATAGCGCATTACATGTAAATTAACAGACTTAAATGCAAAGTAAGGGCTGTATTGTGGCATAAAGTGTGCACCTATACCTTTACTAAGCATCCAACCTACCTTAGCATTGTTGTTAAGATTAATAGAATTTAATATGTGTAGACAGACTAAACAATTCATCTCATAAGACTTGTGATCAAACTCTTCAGGCATATAGTGGTGATTGAAAAAGACTAGATCATAGTCTCCTTTCCTTGCATTGTAACCTACTTCAAGAGATGATAAAACCTCTCTAGGCACTACCTCCACTTCATATGTTTTAGATAGTTTGTCTACTAATACTGAACCAAAGCCTGTTGATCCACCTGTTACTAACGCTTTAAGCATATATCTTATCCATTGTTTTACTAGGGCCACAAGCATCATAACATTGTAATATTTTCTTGTCGTCCCACATATCATACATAGGTCTAAAAGGATCACCATCTAGGATCTCCTTTAAGGACATATCATGTAAATTGTTATTTATATTTTTAAAAACATCCTTTGCTTGTTGCTGATGTACATAGGAAACTGTTCTATTGTCCAGATGTTTCTTCATCATGTGTCCATAAAAACTACAAGGCCAGACTGTACCATCACAATTAACTCTCACTTCATAACCACCATCACCAAAGGTATGATTAGCACTGCATGTTATACAGCCAGGTTTATCCTTATATAATAATTCTATTCTATCTTTATATTTGTCGTAGCCTTCTACCTTTAATACTTCAATAAAATCTTTTGTTCTTTGTTCTATTACAGGTATTTGTCTGTTGTCTGCTGGGTGTATATAATATTCTACATTATAATCCTTGTCCCTAGCTGGCATAGGCTCTCCTTCAAAGCCATTAGGATTTTTAAATACTATCTTAAAACCTAACTCATCTGCTAACGCTCTTGCCTCATCATACTGATGTTCATTATGTTTGAACTTTAAATAGTCCCACTCTGCTCTTGCTCCTGTGTTACTATATGTTCTCATATTATTAATAAGCTTATCCCATTTTACATTTCGTCTGTATATGTGATTGGTATCTTCTAAACCATCAACAGAAAATATTACATAGCTATTGCTGTTCATGGACATGCCTAACTCATGCCAGAACTTTGTAGTCTTCATACCACCGTTGGTATGTATTTTGATGGTAGGTGAATGTGTTGTTGCTTTGTTTATATAATCTAGTATAGGAATTATATCTGGTGCAGTACAAGGATCGCCAAAGTCTCCAGCAAATGTCCAGAAGTTTATTTGCCTTACAAAGCATATAGGAAAGTCGTTCTTGAATCGTTCTAAGGAATATACTTCCTCTGTGATATTAGGATTTAGATTAGGACTAAAATTATTATACCTTGGACACCAAGGACATATAGAATTACATAATGTCGAGAGTTCTACATGGACTGACTTTATGTTCTCATAAACCCAATACTTATTTCTTGGCTCGTTTAGCTCTTTTCTTCTTAGGTTTGACATATTCCGTTATCCCTATGGTTTCTAATATGCCCTCTAGTTTAGGATAAAGGATGAGTAATTGTTTGTCCTTAACTGCTGTTATAAGTGCTGCTTCTTTGTGATGTACACCCTCTAAAATAGACATCCAATTCATTTCCTGTTTCCAGGCTGGTAAGTTTTTAATATTAGCATTAGGATCTGTAAACTGTATAATTCGTCTCCACTCTAATGTAATAGTTGTTTCACCCATACCCTCAGGAATGTCGTCTTTTATTTTAGTTGTTTCAGGCATACCTTCAGGCAATCCCCAATCAACATCTTCAGCACCAACACCCATTCTAACAATAGGAACAATAGTTTGATTCTGCTTTGCTATTTCTTTTAATCTGTCTACTTGTTCAGCCTTTTTAGTAGCTTCAAATACATAATCAAATGCCTCATCAAGCTGTCTAAATTTTTGTACCATTATATTCTCCAATTAAAATTCATCGATTACATCAATCATATGTTTCATTTTATTCTTAATAAAGTAATTCAATAAATGAGACTTATCTTTATTCGTTTGTGATTTGTAACTATTTATAATAGATTCTTTTATGTCATCTGGTGTTTTGGTTAAGTCAACAAGCTGTGAATTACGAACATAACCTGCTGCCATATCACCTGTTACCCATTCCTCTGGCTTTTGTTTAATCCATTTAGCCACTAAGTTTTTCCTAATGGGTTTTTGTCGTTGGCCTTCTACGAAACAATCATCAGGAGATAATATATTAGGAACACCATCACCTTTATCTCCTCTAATAATATGCTCTAACAATACTTCACTTGCTGGTTGTTTAATTTTAACCCACTTCTTTTGTGCAGGTGCCCATTGTTTTACATTGCTATATTTCTGTAACTGTTGGAAGTCATGATCGCCTGATATAATAAGAAAAGGATCAGGAGTTATATCACCAAACAACGGTGACTCTTCACCTATTGTCTGACTATACTCTGCTAATGTTCCTATTACATCATCTGCCTCTGCACCGTCAACATT